ATGAAGTCTCAAATAATAGGGGTAAGTCTTAAAGACAACCCTGACAAAGTACGTGGTAAAGCTGGGGAGCTTATATTCTTCGAAGAAGCAGGTTCATTTAACGGACTATTAAAAGCTTGGGAAGTAGCGATGCCTACAATGCGTCAAGGTTCTAAAACTCTTGGGACAATGATAGCCTTTGGAACAGGTGGTGAAGAAGGAGTAGGATTTGATTCTCTTGAAGAACTATTCTATCATCCTGAAGCATACGACTGTATGGCTTTTGACAACATATGGGATGCAGGAGCATCAGGAACTAAGTGTGGATTTTTTGTCCCAATCTATCAAAACTTGGATGGATTTATAGATGAAGACGGGAATTCACTAACAGAAGAAGCTATAAAATTTGAAGAGGAACAGAGAGAAAAGAAAAGAAGGGCAAACGACCCAAAAGCTTTAGATCAGTACATTGCAGAACACCCATTCTCCCCGCAAGAAGCTACACTGCAAGTAACAGCTAATATCTTTGACGTAAACTCTTTAAAAGAACAATACAACAAAGTAATAGCTCACAATTTGCAGTCAGAAGGGACAGCAGGGATATTGTATTACACTAAAGAAGAAAAAATAGCCTTCCGCCCTAGCAGAGAAACTACCCCAATTTACAAATACCCCCACAGAAAAGGGGATGATATTAATGGGGCAGTTGTATTGTATGAAGAACCATTTAGAAATAAAGACGGGGATGTGCCTCACAATCTCTATATTATCTGCCATGACCCTTACGCACAGTCTGGGAGTTCAGATAGTGTTTCTCTCGGTGCTGCTTACGTACTAAAACGCCCAAACAACTTATCTAAACCTGATGACATCATTGTAGCATCTTATATAGGACGCCCAAACACTCAAGATGAATACAATCGAAATCTATTTATGCTTGCAGATTACTTCAATGCTAAGATAGGTTTTGAGAATGACCGTGGGGAATTAATAGCTTACGCTAAAAGATACAGAAAGCTACACAAACTGCAAGAAGAGTTTGAGATGCTTGATAAAAGAGAGCTTAGGTCAACTAACACCAGAAGACAATACGGCATGCACATGACTGAGCAACGTAAACGTCAAGGGGAAATATACATACGAGATTGGCTAATCTCCCCACGAGGTGTAGATGAGGATGGGAATGTAACCCTTAATATGCACAAACTCTATGACCCAGCTCTTTTACAGGAATTAATTAAATTTAACCACAAAGGAAACTTTGACCGTGTTATGGCACTGATGATAGGAATGTACCACACGCGAGAGTTATATAATAGAGAGGTGGTAGAAATTACACAGGACCGTTCTATGGATGATTGGTTCGATAAGAATTATAGATAATTTACAATAATTTTGCAAGGATATGTACGGTTCCCACAAAATCCCCCAACAAAGACTCCCAATAACCCAAAAGACTAAAAAATGGAGAGAAGAATGTGTAGATGCATTCATCAATCTATCAAAGTTTGGGCTGTCTGAGCGTAGAAACTACTTAAAAACCTTGTATGACTACTACAATGGGGAAATAGATGAGCAAGATTACAAATACGTACTTAAACCTTACGGGCGTACGCGAGAAAACTTCCCGTCTAAACTGCGTAACTACCCAATTATAAAACCTATCATAGACCTTTTACTTGGGGAAAAGTCTAAACGCCCAATTAACTATAAAGTTATTGCAACAAACTCGGATTCGGTATCTATAAAAGAAGAAGCTAAAAAGAATGCACTATTAGCTTCTGTACAAGCTTTGTTTCTGAATCAAGTTGCAAAGATGACTAATCAAGATATCGGGGTAGAGGATTTAGAACTCCCAGAGCAAATAGCCGAACAATTTGAAGCATCTTATGTAGACAGACGAGCAATTAATGGGCAGGCTGCATTAAACTACATAATGCAAAATGAAGAGGTTTACGATAAATTACAAAAGCTTTTCTTTCACTTTTTAGTAGCCGGAGAATGCTACACAGAGAAAGGAGTTAGAAGAGACGAACCTTTCTATCAAATAATAAACCCATTAGATGTAGACTTTGATAAAGACCCAGACATCGACTTTGTAGAAGATGGGGATTGGGCTATTATTAGAAAGTTTGCGCACGCCTCAACACTTATTGATCAATTTGGGGAGTATTTAACAGACCAACAAGTATTAGATCTTGAAAATCCACATCAAACTTCAGTAGACTCTTACCTCTTGTACAGAGCAGAAGCTTCAGGAGCAGATGATAACATATACAGAAACAGACTTATAGAGTGTGTAACTGTATATTGGAAAAGCCGTAAACGTATTGGGTTTGTTGAGTATGTAGATGACAACACAGGAAGTGTTGAGATATTTCAAGTAGATGAAGATTTTAAACTACCGCAAGAACTTAGAGAACGTGGGGGCAAAATAAAATACGAATGGGTTAACGAAGTATGGAAAGGAACTAAAATTGACAATAGATTCTTTATAGACATAAACCCAATAGCCAACCAAAGATTATCACTAGACAATCCATCAAAATGTAAACTTCCTGTAAACGGACGTAAATACTCTGACATTAACTCTAATAACATCTCATTAGTTAGCCTAGGCATCCCCTACCAGCTCAACTACAATATCTACAAATACCGTCTTGAACTCTCGATCGCTCGATCAAAGGATATCATCGCTCAATTCGATATCAACATGATCCCTAAGAAATGGGATATGGATAAGTTCATGTACTACGTTGAGGGTACTGGGATAGCCTGGGTTGACTATAATAAAGAAGGGATACAACTATCTCCACAGCACCAATCAGTGCTAGATATGTCTATTAAAACCATACAACAATACATAGTCCTCTTGGATTCTATAATGTTAGAATGGGAGAAAGTATCTGGGGTAAATAGACAACGACAAGGTTCTATTGGACAATACGAAGGTAAAGGAACTTCTCAGCAAGCTATCTTACAATCCTCACATATTACTGAAGATCTATTCCGTAAATTCTCACACTTTGAACAACGTGAATTGCAAGGCTTGCTTGATTACTCAAAAGAAGCTTGGGTGAATGGGAAAAAAGCTATGTACGTAATGCCTGATATGACTGCAGAAACTATAGACATTGATGCATTAAAACATATGGAAAGTGAGTACGGAGTATTTGTATCCGACTCTGGTAAAGAACAAGAAAAACTTGATGCAGCACGTCAGCTAGCACAGTCTATGTCTCAAGGAGGAGTAAAAACTTCTGCAATTCTAGATATGTTCGATTCAGATAATTTTGTAACTATTAAAGACAAGATTAAAAAAGCAGAACGAGCGCAGCAAGAATTAGAAGAGGCGCAAAGACAAGCAGAACAAGAAATGCAGGCGCGTCAACTGGAAATTCAACAAGTGCAAATTCAGCAACAAGCTATCGACAGAGAAAAAGATAGACAGCTAGAACTTGAAAAAGCATTGATAGCTGCAGAAGCTAAAAATGATGGTGGTCAAAAAATACAGCTTGATTACGAAAGAATGGTGAGAGAGCTTGATCAGAAAGATAGAGAGCTTGATCTCAAACAACAAGCATTAGATAAAGAAGGTGACTTAACTCCAGACGGTGAATAATGACTAACGACGAAAGAAAATATTTACTTGAAGAAACTAAAAGAGCTCAAGCAAATGGGTTCGAAGGTTCTGTTTTAGATGTGTTTAGAAACCCTAATATTCTTCAAGAATTTCAAGCACAGTCAGTATTACAACCAACTCAAGGTAGTAATATTGAAATAGCTGCAACCCCAGAGCAACAACAGCAAGGTCTGAGAGGACGTTCTCAAGCTGAACTTCCAGCTCAAATGATTTTCCCTAACGTCCCTCCTAATACCCCATTTAATACTATGGGGATGAAAGCCCCAATAAATATAGAAAAGTATGAGTATGATGATGATGGGCAAGGACATCTGGTAAAATCATATAAGAACGTTCCCCCAGGCATTGCTAATCTCCCAATGGGTCCGCAGAGAGGGACAGTTATTGAAACTCCTGCTGCTCAATCAGGAGGTATTATTCAACCTAAAGGAGATCCTTGGGAATACCAATATAAAGATGGTAAATATCTAACAAGAAGAAGAGGATCTGAAAATTGGATAACTGCCAGAGGAAATGCATTAGAAGCAATTAAAACAAAAGTATATAAACTTCCACCTACTACTCAGCCTCCATCTAGATCTGCACAACAACCTAGAAGACAGGAAGAACGACCTGAAAGAAAAGTAGAAATACCAGCAGCTTTAGATAGAACTAGAGTCAACTCTACTCAAACTTCTGACAATATAGAATTAATACCGGGATTAAATCTAAATACTCCTGCACCTAGACCACGTCAACAACCTGCAAGACAAGAACCCACTACATCATCTGACAGAGTAAGAAGTGAACGTTTACCCAGATTTGATATTGGGGTTAGACCAAATGTAGCACAAGCAGATAATACTAGAACTAGCCCCTTCCCTACTCCAACCCGAGCATTAAACCAACCTGAGATAGATGAATTAGGAAGACCCTTGGCGCTTAGAAGAGAAGCAGAAAGAAGAGCGCAAGAAACACCTGGGGAAATTAGACCCGCATCACAAAATTACAGACCTAAAATTGAACCAAGTTGGCTTGAAAGAACTATTAATGAAGCTAGTGACGCTGCAGCAGAGTGGATAGATGAAAAAGCAAGCGGAGCAAAAAGAGTAGCTGGTAGAATTCTTCCAGCAGATGAAGAAAGTCTTATAGATGTTCCTGAAGAAAATATAGTAATCCCAACTGTAGAAAACGAATCAGTTCCTGTACAAGAAACCTTTAAAGAACTTGCTAGATATCCAGACGAAATAAAAGGGAACGAACTATCGTCGTTTGTACATACGTTTGATAATATAGAAGGAGGTACTTATAGAGTAGGACCCAAAGTAAAAGAACTATATAGTGGGTGGAATAAAAGACGAGGAGCTATCACTACTATGTCTGGGGCAGCAGTAGCACATTTCTTAAGAGATTCCGATGTTAGTGAAAACCAACAGTTTGCCCCAGAATCTTGGGAAATAGGACGTAACAATTATGAAATGAAGAATATGTCCAAGGAGGGCAAACTGATAGGATATACTCAAAAACAAATGAATGACCCAGAGCGCTACAGAATGATGTATCGTAAGAATGAAGATGGGACTTACAGTATTAAATACAAAAAACTAAAAGATATTGGGGAGGGAGATGCAGAATGGTCGTACGATCTCCCAGTATCAAGACAACATAGATTCTCAGACATAGATTGGGATAAAAAAGGAAAAAGTACTGGCTACCAAGCTTTAGGAGGAAGAACGTACTTCATACCATTAAAACCAGACGCTAAAGATATAGATTCAGAAAAAGGAATAGCAATAGATGAAGAAACAGGGCTAAATCATACAAGCATACCTGTCGGAAAAGGAAACGAATTTAGTAGATTTTCTGGAGGAAGTGTAGTTTTCTTATTCACAGATCCTAAAACTGGCAGAGAAATTGGCATAGATGTATCAGGATCTAAAGATGTTCTTAGAGATACAGGAAGAAAACTTATAGAACAATACGGTTTAAAAGAAGAAGATATAACAGTAGCTTATCACGATATGGGGTCTTACTCTGCTAAACCTGCATCAAAAAATGGTAAGCTAGATTACGATCAGTGGATAAACTTTAATGCATATAACAGAGGATTTTCTGGAGCCCCTCTTATTATAGCTAATCAACAAGCAGGAGGTATTAAGAAATATAAATTAGGAGGAGTTAGAAAATATCAAAGCGGTACCCCATCTCCTAACTTAACTGCTTTAGCGCAAGCTAACCCAGGCAATAATTACTTCAATGACATAAATTTAGGGCCAGCAGGTGCCTCTTCTAAGGCTGATGTTGAGGATGCTATACAATTTTACTACAATAATAATGGACAAACACAATTTGCTGTTCGCACTGGCTACGATAAAGGGGGTAATTCTCTATATCGTACAACAGATTTATCAGGATTAGAAAAAACTGTAAATTCTATAGAGGATGAAAATTTAAGAATGGCTGCCCTCGGTAATATGCCTGGTCCTTTAAGTTATAATAAAGGATATGCTAATCTTGATCTTTCCCCTGCCGCACGAAGAAGTTTAGGAAAAGAAAGCTATTTCGGAGATTTTGGTACAGAAGGTGATAGACAAGATATAGGATCTTGGGGAGCTTTTATGGGAACTATGAATTATCTTGACGTTGATCCAAAGACGTTAAAGATGCAGCCAATTAGTACTGTAAAGGTAGGACCAAGGTCTTCTAAAACTGCTGATTGTACTCCAACCCTCAAGGGAAAAATGCCAGAAAGCTGTAAATTAAAAAACTCTTGGGCTAGTGGAGGAGTTAGAAAATATCAGTCTGCAGGTCTTAAACTAACACCCTCAGACTTTGAATTTACAACTGATAGAACAAGAGGTAATGCTAGATACTTTACTGATCCTAAAACAGGAGAACCATTTCCTCTAGTAAACCTACCAGAAGCAACTGTTAGTGCAGAAAGAACTCCTTATTCACAAATATCAAATAATTCTAGGTTAGCTGGAGCATACCAAGCTAAACCTTGGTTTGAAGCAGCAGGTGATAATCCAGATAGTCCTTATTTTAAGATGGGACAAAGAATAATGAATGAAAGAATTGATGATCTAAATACTGCTGCATTTGCATATGAGTTCACAGGAATACCTGGATTTACAAGAACTATAGATAGATTACAAAATAATCCAGCTGATATATTTACACTTGAGGGTGGTCTTGATGCATTATCTTTGTTGGGACCAGTAGCTATAGGATCTAAAGCAACTAACGTTTTAAAACCTGCTAGTAATGCTCGTAAATTTCTTCCTAAACAAACTTTTTTAACAACAACTTCTTCTGCAGACGATGTTGGTAAAGGTTTTAAATCAGAAATAGATTGGAGAAATTGGGTAAAATATGCAGAAGATTTTGATAATAATCCTGACGTTGTTCAAAATTTGCTTGATATAGAGAGAAAAACTAAAGCTGATGGTACATGGATGAAAAATTCTGATGGATCTCCATTTCAAGGGACACCAGAAGAATTTGTAATACAACAAAGTGATAGATTTAAAAAAGCCTATGAGCAAGGTTATAATGAGGTCTATCGGGGGATTTCACGTAGAGAAAATAATGCAGTAAATCTTGATCCAGATTTTACAGCGGCTACTAAAAGATTTCCAAAAGGAGATAGAGCTATTTTTGGAGCTGACTATGACTTAGCCAAACGTTATGTAAAAGACATTGACCCAGAAACTGGTGATTTTTTTACTCCTGACAATCCTACTATACTAGGATCTAAAGATACAGGACCTGGAGTGTATAAATTAATTTACCCTAAAGGTAAAGAAGTAGAGTTTAATGCAATGGGGGATTTTTGGGGCGAATTAAATTTAAACAGATCTCAAACAAAATCTGCAATTAATAATACACTTGCAGAAAAAATAGAAGCTTTCAAAAGGGTTGAAAAATATTTAGGTCCCAAAAATGCCTTAGACCTTAAAAAAGTAATTAAAAATTTAGAAGAAGCAGCTCAAACAGCAGCTGATTCAGAAAAAGTTTTAGATCCTAATTTAGAAAAAATTAGAAAAACATTTCCTGGACTGACAACTACTGACGATTTAGCTAAATATATCGAAGGTACTGATTTAAGTAATATTAAATTAAAAAATGTAGATGATGGCGGTGTTGGAGATGTTGACATTATCAATAATGCTAAAGGAAGATACCTTAAATCTAAAAGAGGTAATATTCTTTTTGACTTAAATAACCCCAATGTATATAAAGCACTGGTCCCAGCAGCTGTTGGAGCAGGAACAGCGGCAGCAGCTGGATCAGGGCCTAAAGAAATAATCCCACCTGACTTTAGATATGGAGGACCTATTTCTTATGCGCCTGGAGGACTTCCAGGAGAAATGCTTTACAGATCTACATCTGCAGGAGCTCCTTTAGCATATGATTCCCCAACAGCTAATGGTTATCTTTTACCTGACCCTAATAGACCTGAGTTAATGAATACAGGAGCTACTGAATATAAAATGGGGGTAGATAATGATTTAATCCCAACAGTTGTAAATGGAATGTATTTTAATCCTGAGGATGCATACCAAAGATATAGACTTACGGGGGAAAAATTCAAACCAACAGCAGATCCCAGCGCTTACAGCAAATTCTACGATGAGGTAAATAAGCTTGGGATAATGAAACAAAAAAGAAGTGGGGGCAAAAAACCAAAATACAAAGCCCCTAAAATGTACTAAGTGCTATATATTTAATAACTCTTGTAAAAAATATTTTTATAGTTAAGCTATAAAATACTTTAAATACTTTTGTAAAACAACAAACACAATGGAAAAATTAGATTTAAACTCACTTTCTCTAGACAACGTTCTAGGAGATGGATTAGATTCGATCCAAGAAGACGAACAACTTCTTGATGAAGAAGTAGACGAAGTCGAAGAAACAGAAGAAGAAGATGATGATGATTCAGTAGAAACTGATGATGATTCAGATGATTCAGATGATTTAAATGACTCGGATGATTCCGACTCCGACTTAGATTCTGTAGCAGATGAAATTGCTAAGACTCTTGGATTTGAGTTAGAAAACGAATACGCTGATACAGTCGAAGGACTGACAGAGTTTACTAGGGATCTTGGACAGCAAATTGCAGAAGAACAATTAAACAGATTGTTTGAGCAATTCCCAGACGTACAGAAGCATTTAGATTATGTACTTGCTGGAGGAGATTCTAAAAAGTTCTTTGAGGCATACAATCCTAACACTGATTATAACAACTTTAAAATCAGTGAGAAGGATGTAAATTCACAAAGAGCAGTGCTTGCTCAATACTTGCAACTAAAAGGTCACGACGATCAGTTCATTCAAGAAATGCTTGAAGACTACGAAGACTCTGGAAAGTTGTACAATAAAGCAACACTCGCTCAATCAGCTATAGCTAAAGCTCAAGAAGAGTATAGACAAACTCTTGTTGAACAACAAAAGCAAGAGCAACAACGTATCCAAGCAGAAAATGATAAGTTCTGGGATGGAGTTGCGGGAATTATAGAATCTGGAAATGAGTTTGCGGGAATCAGAATCCCCGACAAACAAAAATCTAAATTCTTTGACTATATCTCTGAACCTGTAGGTAGAAACGGGGAAACTCAAAGAGATATTGATTACGCTAATGCACAATTAGAAGTAAAATTAGCAATGGATTATTTGATGTACAACGGATTTAAACTAGAAGACATCATTAACACAAAAGCTAAAACTGTAAGCGCTAAAAACTTAAAAGAACGTATTACTAAAAACGAAGAGAGAGTTAAGAGTGCTTCAAAACAAAGTAGACGACAAAAAGATTTTGATCCAGACAATCTGGACATGACCGCGCTTTTTTAACATAGGCAACTAACAATTAAATAATTAGAATATCATGGCTTTAATGCAGGTTCTTAAAACCTATTACAACGACCAGCAGATGACCGACACAAACTCGTTGGTTAATGCTCTCATGGAGAAGCCCGAAGAGCTCTCCCCAATTATCACTCACCTTGCAGGACGTGAAGAAAAGAAATTCCCTCTTTCATTCTTGACTGAAGGTGTAGGTAACACTAAATCTATTGACCGCTTTGAGTACGAATACCGAGTGAAAACTCACGAAGTAAACGTACGTCCTGTAGTATCATCTTTGGGTACTGGTGCAGGTGGTTCTATCTTTACAGTAGTGTTCCCTGACAAGTGGTTTATTTTCCCTTACACGCTTGTATCTCAATCTGGGGTATTAGCGCGTATTATGTCAGAACCACAACCTACCGCAGGTGGTTATGAGTACAAATTGAAACTTGTATCTCCTGACCAATCTTCAATGCCAACTGCTGATATTACTGCAGGTGCATTGTTTGGTATGTTGTACGCAAACGTAGGTGTTGACTTCTCTCGTGGAAATGCTTCTAACTGGGCAGCCCCAGGTCTTGTTCGTTCTAAAATTGGTACGATTCGTAAATCTTACCACTTTGCAGGTAACGCTAAAGATTATGTAGCTCAGTTCGAACTTCCTATGAAAGAAGGCCGCACTACTAAACTTTGGATGGACTATGAAGAGTACCGTCACATGCTCAAGTTCAAAGAAGAGTGTGAAATGTACTACTGGTATGGTGAGAAAACTTATGACAACAATGGTGTTAACCAAATGTTGGATGAGAACGGACAGCCAGTAATTTCAGGTCCAGGTCTCTTTGAGCAAATTATCAACAAAGACACTTACTCAACTTTGACTCAAAACAAAATTGAGGATGTTATTGGTGATTTGTTTTACGGTATGACTGACGCTACTGACAAACAAGTAACATTGTTTACAGGTATTGGTGGTGCTCGTGAATTTGATCGTGCACTTCGTAACTACTACAGCGGTCAGAACAACGGATACCTTCAAACTACTGAAGCTAAATTCATTACTGGTAGCGGTCGTAACCTCGGAATCACTGGCTACTTTACTTCTTATGACCACATTGATGGCCATACTGTAAACGTAGTTAAAGTTCCATTGTTTGACCACGGCCCAGTAGCTCAAGCTTCTAATCAGCACCCAGAATCAGGCCTTCCACTTGAATCATACAGAATGGTGTTTGTTGACCAATCAACTTACGACGGTCAAAACAACCTTCAAATGATCAACAAAAAAGGTCGTGAAATGCTTCGTTGGTGTGTTGCAGGTTCAGTAGTTCCTAACGGATTTACTTCTACTGATACTCGCGCATCAGATATTGACGGTGCTTCTGTTCACATGCTTAAGACTGCAGGTATCTTGCTTCGCCGCTTTGATACAAGCTTAGATCTTCAGTGTGTTGCATCGTAATTTGTGTTTGGTTTGCAGAGAGGGGGGTGTAAAAGCCCCCCTTTCAAAACCAACTTTACTATAAATCCTAGTTATTCTTAAACTAAAAAAAGAACAATGAGAAAAATTATTATCAGACGCAAAGAGGTTTTGAATCACCTCCCAAAAGAGATTCGAGCAGGAGCTAAAGTAACAATTGGCTCTATTTATGTAGGACGCCAACCACTTAAAGGAGTGGAAGGCGAAGAAGCACAAAGACTTTTAAAGGACATTATTGACGTACCTTACGGGCATGTTGAATGGCCTAAAAAAGAAAAAGAATTTTGGGCATCTATGAGAGTTAAAGTTCCATTCGAAGGTGTAGAACTAGACATCAGTAAAGATGAGGACGGTCATCCATTTAACCCAATGGATTATTTAACTTACCAATGGTGTCTTAAACACAGACTTGTAGCTTCTACTAAAGAAGAGATGGAGGAAGATGGACGTAAACGTTTTTACATCTACGACCCAGAAAAAGATCTTCTTAAAAAGAATGCTGCAGTTAAAGTATCTAAAGAAGCTGATAAAGAGTTCATCAAACTTACAGGTAATGTAGATAAGATGAAGATGCTACTTAGAGTACTATCTACTGGATCTAGACCAGAAACTTTGACAGACATGGAGGTTGAAAATATGTTGTACGACATTAAAAACCAAAATGCTGCTAAGTTTTTGAAGTACGCAATTGATCAAGACTTAGAGATTAGATCTGAAATTTCAGAGATGATTGAATATGGTGTGATTCGTTTGATTGGGAATCAACATATTTACATTGATGAAACTATCGGGGAAAATATCACAGATACAATTGTATACTTTAAGAATAAAAAGAACTCAGGCGCAGTAAACGCTATGAGAGCACAACTTAAAGAACTGAAGTGACCATAAGTGAAATGCATATAGCTGTCAACCTGGGGGTGCAAAAAATTGCATCTTTCCAGGTTGACAACTTTTTACCTCAGGAAATTGACCATGAGTTAAACTCTGCTATGGATAGATTTATCAAGC